AGTTGTGATTCCGGTTTAAAAAACTTAGTTTCAAATAACTAAAAAGGGGACATTTTGTGACACAATTTGTCCCTTTTTTTCTAAATTTACACACATTATGAAATTTGAAGTAATTGAAAAACACAAAAACATCTTTGTTGCATGTGACCAATTTTCTGTTTTGCTGAAAGATGCATCACAGGAACAATTGGAACACCTTTATCATTTAGGACATTTTGCCATTGTTGCAAAACAGGGTAAAAAAGTGAAAGACAAAGTTGTTGATAATTTTGAAACACCGGAACAATGATTGAAGGAAAATCAGATGACAAAATCTTTGCATGGTCAGGATTTCAAGTCGGAACAAAACCATTCTTGGTTGATGATATATTCAGAGAATTAACCAAAGAAGAACTGAACAATATTGTTTGGGAATATGTTCCATTCAGTTCATTTGATTTGTGCAGGTTGGACAGATTACAGGCAATTTGCACCAATTCACCAACAAGTGCAGGTGTGATTCAGCAGAAAGTGAACTATTTTATTGGTGATGGATTCTATTCTGTACCTGCTGCAACAATGTCCATGTTAGCATCAACAAAGAAGTCAGACAAACAAGAACAGCAAATCACAGAAGAACAGGAAAATGAATTGAATGAACTTTTGATGAAAATCACACCGGAAGGTGAAAACATTGAAGAACTTACACAGAAAATCATCAAAGATTTTTGTTGTTTTGGAAATGCATTCATTGAAATTTGCAAAGTTCAGGTTGGGCAGACAAGAAAATTCTACATGAGATTGTTGCCAATAACATGGTGCAGACCAAAGAAAGCTACTAAGGATGAAATGTACCCAACAGAAATTGGTGTGTCTTCTGAATTTGAGGAAAGTTGGGATGTGACACCATCCAATGTTGTTGACATTCCATTGTTCCCAAATTTCAAAAAAATCAATGGCATTGAAAAGTCAATTTTCCATTTGAAGAACTATGAACCAACATTGACATATTGGGGAACACCTGATTGGATATCTGCAAAGATTTGGGCAGAAATTGAATACAGGATTCCAAAATTCAACCAAAGCAAATTTGAAAATGGGTTCACACCTTCTGCAATCATTTCCTTGTTTGGAAGTGCAAATCAGGAAGAAGCACAACAGGTGGTCAAAGCAATGAAAGACTGTTTCACAGGCACAGGGAACAATTCAAAGATGTTCATTCAGGCATTAAGGGACAACACCTACAAATCAGACATACAGACATTAAACAGCAGTTATGAAGGTGAATTCATGTCTTTACAAACATTAGCGCAAAGCATGATTATTTCAGCACACAGATGGACATCAGCATTAACAGGATTAAGGACAGCCGGAAGTCTTGGAAGCAATCAACAAATTAGAAGCGAATTTGATATTGTCTTCACCACAGTCATCAGACCAATGCAAAGAATGTATTTGACAAAGGTATTGAATCCTGCAATTCAGGTTGCAGCGGAATGGTTACAAAAGGATTGGAAAAACATTGCATTGGACATTGCAAAACCAATGCCTGTTTCATTCATGGGTGACATTCAAGTTGCACAGGTTTTAACACCAAATGAACAAAGGGCAGAATTGGGATTTGCGCCAATTGAAGCACAGCCACAGCCAACAGAACCAACAGAACAACAAAATCCAACATAGTGATGAATACATTGATTAAGCCGGAAGAAATTGTCAACACAGGGATTTTCAGACCTGCACCTGTTACAGCAAGATTTGATATCAACATCATTTCACCACATGTTTCAGATGCAGAAGAAAGATTTGTTGTTGGATTGTTAGGAATCAATTTGTATGATGACATGGTATTGAATCAGAATCCTGCAATTAGCAATTACAATCCGGATGCAGGTGCAATTGTTCAGAAATTTCCATTGTTCCCTTTATATGAAGCATTGTGGACAAAGTATTTGATGCGATATGTGGCAAATTGTGTGTTTTATGAATCATTACCATTCATAGTGATGCAAGTGAGTAGCAAGGGCATGTTCATCAACAATTCTGAATTTGCACAGAATGGTGGTGTTCAGGGTGCAAAGTTTATGCAGGATACAATTCTTCAAAGAATAGATTCACAAAAAGAATTGATTCTTGACTATCTTTGCAAAAACAAGGCAGATTATCCATTGTTTGATGCTGCAAAGAAATGTCCATGCAATGAAGATTGTGATTGTGATTGTGATTGTGGCATCATTGGCGGATGTGAAAAATGCAATAAAGTATATAAAAACAACAAGTTAAACATAATTTTCTATTAATATGGACATCATAAAAAAATCAAATGGTCAGGTTTGGTTGGTTCAATCCGGCAATCTTGAAAAAATTCTTCCTGCAACAGCAATTGTTGAAGTGAAATCTGAAAGGGAAATCATTGTCAAACAGGGGATGAATCAGTTCACATCAATTTTTGTGTCTGAAATTGACAATTATCAAATTGAACCTTGTCAATTTTCAAAGTAGTGTTTCAACAAATCCAACAACAGGTCAAATTGGATGGAATGATGCATTTGGGACATTGGCAATTGGGTTGAAAGGTGGAGCAATTCAGGCACAATTGGGACAACAGGAATTTGCAAGGGTGGTCAATAAGACAACACCATTGGTTGCACTACAAAGGGCAAATTATCAGGTTTGTCTTGTTGCAGGTGCGACAGGGCAAAGATTGTCAGTCAGATTGGCACAGGCTGATTCAGATGTAAATTCAGCAGGGACATTGGGAATTGTTGCAGAAGATATTGCAGTCAATCAGGAAGGGTTCATTGCAACAACAGGAACATTGGACAATATAAACACAACAGGTTCATTGCAGGGTGAAACATGGAGTGATGGGGATATTTTATATCTAAGTCCAACAACAGCAGGTGCAATCACAAATGTTAAACCAACAGCACCATTCCATGAAGTAAGGATTGGTTATGTTGAATATTCACACATCAATAATGGCAAAATATATGTCAAAATTGACAATGGATATGAAATTTCAGAATTACATGATGTGTCCATCACAGGTGCTGCAAATGGCAATTATTTGGAATACAATGGGACATTGTGGGTGAACAAAGGCATTGTGTACACAGTTGAATTGGTTGCAGCATTAACAGTTGATTTTTATGCACCATACAACATGAAAATAAATACAATTAGTAATATTTTGAACAGTCCAACAATAACAATTCAAGATGATGGAGTAGCATATACCCTGACAAACACAATTGCATCAGGTTCAAAAGTTACAGTCACAGCAAACACAGCATCAGTTGTCAATCTAAACATAACAAAAGCATAATGAATAGTTATATTAAAGCAACAAAGGCAGCCTTGTCAACTGCAAAGCTAATGAAAACAGGGCAAACAACATCATACAGAACAGGGGATGATGGTGACATTGAAGCAGGTCGAAATGCAAGTTTTTCAGTTCTTGCAGAAAACAATCCATTTGGCAACACAAACAGATTTACAGATGAACTTGGCACTCAAACATACACAAAGAATATTGTCATTGATTGGTCAACATTTGATGGAAGCACAGTTTTGGGTTGGAGAAGGACACCTTTTGGTTCTGTTCATCAATGGAATCAAGCAATAGACAATGCATTATTAGTAAGCATTGCACCATTTACAACAGGTTGGAGATTGCCAAATAATTATGAATTGTTCAGTATTTCAAATGTGGCATTAGGAAATACCTTAAATTATAGTCCTTTTAATATAAGTGTAACATTTCAAAACCTTTGGACATCAAACACTTGGGCACAAAGTTCGGGAAATGCATTTTACTTAAATCAATCACAAGGAACAATATTAATACAAGGCAAAACAAGTTCAGGGACATCATGGATTCCATGCCGCACTTTCACAGTAACAGGAACAACACTATCTTAAAAAATAAAACATCATGACATATAAATTTGAACAATTCAAAATTGAGATTGTGAATCCTACAATCCAAATCAATTTGAACAGTATTTCAGACAAAGCATTGGACAAATTGTTGTCTGTTGATATAGTTTTGACAACAGACACAGCACAATTTGGGGTAAGGGCAGAAGACATGCCATATGTAAATACATGGGATGATGATGATATTCCTGCAATGGTCAACAATTGGTTGATTCAATTTGAAATCTAATGTGCAACAATGTTGGATTGTTAGATGAAGAAGAAAAGAATGCATTGATTGGAAAACAATATGCAAAAGGAAAATATTTCACACCGGAACAGGATGCAGATGGGAATTGGATTCTGCCAATGCATCAAATCACAGGTTGCACCAATACAGAATTTTGGTGGGTAAAACATTTAGAAATTATAAAACATAAACCAATGGACAAATCAGTTCTTCCGGATATTGCAGCACTATCCGGATTATTTCTTTTTACAGGTGCAGAACTAAGTATTGAAAATGCCATTTTTGAAATCATCAGCAAGTTTGGTGTAGTAGCAGTTTTGTGGTTTTGGCTCAGGGAAATGAAAGGGCAAATGAAGGAACAGATGAAATCATTCACAGATGAAACAACAGAATTGAGAAAAGAACACAAAGACACAATTTTGACCTTTGACAATCTTCACAAAGAACATCAGCAGCAGTTGAAACAACAGTTGGAATCAAAAGATGAAATGATAAAGCAATTGCAGAAAAAAAATACATAGTTTTTTTGGTTTTATTAGGGTTATTCATGTCCAAATGGTGATTTTTACTGTTTGGACATTTTTTTTTCACATTTTTTGAAATTATTTTCATCAAATGTTTTTTTATTTAAAAACTTGTCATATCTTTGTGACAACAAATAAGGAATTGAATTTTTTCACACACAACACACACACCATGAAAAGGTACACACAAATGGAAGTCACTCAAATGGCAAAAGAATTGATTGCAAATGGATTTTTCACAAACAATTCATTCAAAGCATTGAAAGGATATAAAGATGCAATTGTATCTGAATATAAGTTGATGTTGGCATATCAGTCAATGTTTTAAAAAACAAGGAATCCGGCAATCCTTAAAACCGGAATCTTTTTTCAACAAAATTAAAATCACACATCATGAAAACATTATTCAAAACACAGTATGAAACAGCAAAAGCATTGGTTGAAAAAATCAACACAAACATGGATTTTTACAGAAGATTGTCAAAATATGATGATGAACAAAGCAAAGAAAAGGTTCAAGAAAGATACAATGTAGCATCAAAATTGGTGGAAATTCTTGCAGCAATAATTGGCAAAGAATGCACAGTTTATTTGGATTGTATTTATGTCAGTTCTTTCACAATCAATCCATTTGATTTCCAAAAGTCATTTGATGAATATGAATCTGAATTGTTGAATGCCGGATTGATTGAATATGGTGATACATTGACAGATGAACAAAAGTTGGCATATTATCATCAGCAAGAATTGCAACAGTTACATCAGCAGGAATTTGAATGTCAATTTTAAAGATAAAAATCCCACAGTATTCGTACAGGGTTGACAGCATGGAAAGACAGCAATTTTTTTTCACACATACAAAATTTTTAAATCATGGAACAGCACACATTTCAAACAGAAAACATTGAAGGTATCATTGCAGCATTGGTCAAATTTCAAACAAAATTCCAAAATGTAAAATTGGAAAAGGACAAAAAGAATGAGCATTTAAGAAACAAATATGTTTCTTTTGACAACATCCTGCACACATGCAGACCATTGTTGTCAGAATGTGGATTGGTTGTTGTTCAGGCAATGGCAGGTGATTATTTAGTGACAACAATATATCACACATCAGGTCAATTTTTAGGTGCAAAGATGCCATTTTCACCAATGCAGGGGAACAAAGGAACAAATTCATTGCAAGATTTGGGTGGTGGAATAACCTATGCAAAAAGATATCAATTTTCAGCTATGCTGAATATTTCTGTTGATGTGGATGATGATGCACAATCATCAACAAAAGTCATCACACAGGCGAATTTAAAGACACAGAAGACACAGAAGACAGTCAATGAAGAACAGTTCACAGCATTGGTTGCATGGATTCAGGCAGTTGAATCAGAAAAGACAGAAAGGATGAACAAAGCATTTCAAAATTATCAATTAACCATAGAACAAAAAGACACAATTTCATCATTATGAAAACAATCAGAATAAAATTTTCAGGGAATGTTGATGTATGTCTGAATGCTGTTATGACACAACAGCATTCAGGGATGCCAAAAATAATATCATTCAAAACTTTGAATCAAGACAATAATTATATCCGGACAATGATGTTGGGATTTCAGCAGGAAGAAGATGCATTCATCACAGAACAGGCTACCAATTTGGGTGTGTCCAAAGCAGAAATGATTGAATCAATTCTTGAAACATGTTTTGTTTTGGGAATCACAGATCAGGGCAAAAGGTGGATTGTTGACACAGTTGTCAAACAGGGTTCATTGAATTCCAAAATGCAATTTGTTTGTGCAATCATCAAGTTCATCAGGAAATTGCATCCAAATTCACAGAAGGTTCAGAAGACATTGGCAGAACATTCAGTCAAAATCAGGGGGGAAAAAAGAAAGTATTCAAAATCAAAATCAGAATCACATGTTTAGTTTTGCAGCAACAGTTTTTATTTTCATTGGTGGTGTTTGTCTTGGAATTGGCATCACATTGCAATTGAAAAAAAATTAGTCAAGATTTGATTATTCAATAAATTGTCATATCTTTGTGATAAGAAAAGAGCATATGGAAGTAGGGAATCCATCTGTTCTTTTCAGATGCCAACAGGCATTTGGCAACATGACCGGATTGTTCACTTGTTTTCCCTACAAACATTTGAATGTCCGGTTTTCTATTTTACAAAATCATGAATGCATTAAAAATGATAATTGATACACCATTTTTGGCAATCAACAAAGAACTTGCAAAGCAGATTGGATTGGATGCATCAATCATCTATGCAGAATTAGCATCAGCACAAAAAATGTTTCTGCATGATGGAATTGAAGATTGGTTTTTCAGGACAGGTCAACAGATTCAGGATTCAACAACACTATCTGCAAAAGTGCAAAGAAAAGCATTTGACAGGTTGGAGAATGCCGGATTGCTAAAAACAAAATTGAAGGGATGTCCGGCAACATTGCATTTCAAAATTGATGCAGAATGTGTTCAGAACCTATCTTTCAAGTTGTGCCCAAATGGAACAACAAGTTGTGCCCAAAAGGAACAACAGGATGTGCCCAAATTGCCTACAATTAAGAAAGAAAGAAAAAGAAATATTTCTTTATTTGATTTGCCTGAATCAATTTCAGAAGATTTGAAAAAAGGAATCCAAAAGTTTTTTGAATACAGGGTTGAAATTGGCAAAAAATTCAAGTCAGACAAATCAATTAGTACAAAGGTTGACCAATTCATCCAACAGGCAGAAAAGTATTCAGAAAGGGCAGTTTTGGAATCAATTGACACATGTATTGCCAATGGTTGGCAGGGAACATTCATCAGCAAAGAATATTTGAATCAATCACACACAAAATCACAAAATCATGGAACTACAAATCAAAAATCAACAGGCAAAGAATCAATTGCAAATTTCATCAAACAATCTGCAACATTTGAACTTGACTAATATCCAATGCAAAGAAGAAAGAATCAAATTGATTGTTGCAGGGCATGAAAACCAAATCAGGAACATGGACAAAACAGATGTTGTCAATTCTGTTTCTGCAATGGTTGTGATTTGTGCAAAGATGTATTCAGGGATGCAGGAAGACAAAATGCTACCTGAAAGTATTCAAGAATGTGTGCGGTTCATTTATAAAAACTTTCCAATGTTGGGTGTTCAGGAAATTAGGGAAGCATTCAGCATGGCAGCAGCAAATTATTGGGATGGAATCACATTGTCATCATTTTATGGACAGTTTACAATTGCAATGTTGGGGGATATCCTTTCAGCATATTTGAAATTCAGAAACAAAATCCTTTCAGATGTCATAAATTTGAAAAAAATGTATGAAGATGCAGAATTTGAAGCAGCAAAAAGGGAAGAAAAAAATAGAAGGGCAATTGAATCAGTTTTGCAAGATTTAGAAGATAAGTTGATTTCAATGCAATCAGGTGAAGAAATTGAATGGGATGGATGGGAAGATGTTCCTGTATTTTATGCAGAAATTGCATGTGCAAATGGATGGATTGAAGATGACAGGGAATTCAAAGGACAGATTTGGGAACAGGCAAAACAATTGGCTAAAAAGGAATTGATTGAGCAGTCAAGGAATTATTCCAACATGACAGAAGCAAGGGCAGCAAAAAGAAAGTTGATGCAGAATGCAGAACAAACAATTGAACCTGCAAAAAGAATCTATTCAAAATTATTGGTTTTTGAATACATGAAAAGATTATGTCTATAACACACAAAATCACACACACATGAATGTTTTATCTTTATTTGATGGTATGTCATGCGGACAAATTGCATTGAACAGATCAGGATTCAAAATTGACAATTATTTTGCATCAGAGATTGACAAATATGCAATTAAGGTAACAATGGCAAATTTTCCAAATACTGTCCAATTAGGTTCTGTTGTTGATGTCAATGCATATGATTTGCCAAAAATAGATTTGTTGATTGGTGGTTCACCCTGTCAATCATTTTCCTTTGCAGGAAAAAGAAAGGGAATGTCTACAAAAGACAATGTTCAAATCTTAGAATTGAATCATTATCTGCAACTGAAAGAAGAAGGATATGAATTTGAAGGTCAATCATATTTGTTTTGGGAATATATGCGAATATTGAATGAACTAAGAACAAAGAATCCTAATGTTTATTTTCTTCTTGAAAATGTTGAAATGGGCGAAAAATGGGAAAAAGTATTGTCAAAAGCAATTGGTGTGAATGGAATTCATATCAATTCTTCACTTGTTTCTGCGCAAAATAGAAAAAGAATCTATTGGACAAATATTGGAATGCAACCTTCCGGATTGTTTGGTGATTTGGAAAGTATTATTCAACAACCAAAAGACAAAGGAATTCTTTTAAAACATATTCTTGAAAAAGATGTCAATGAAAAATACTTTCTTTCATCTAAGATGATGAACTATCTTGAAACAAGAAAGAATAATTTTAATAATGGAAAAATCAATTATAAAGAAGGGAATGAAAAAGCAGCATGTATCAATGCCCATAGCGGTTCTTTGGATATTTCTGACAACATTATTATCCACAACACCAATACAGTTGAAATTTTTAATAACAAAAGATTGAATGAAAATATTGAAAAACATTTTGATTCATTGGAACATGGTGTTTTGTTGGATTCATACAATAAATCAATTCATACAGAAAAATCAATTGCAATCATTCAGACAATTAATTCAGCAAACAATACACATATTGTTGATGAAAATGCTGTTGAAATTGTATGTGGTCAAATGGGATTTGAAAAAAATTTTGAAGAAAATTCAAAAGCTCAAACATTGCTTCAACGTGATTATAAGGGAATGTCAAATTTTGGAATTAATGTTGTTGTTCATATGGAAAAAAAAGCCTTGAATGAAAATCAATTGAAAAAATTCAATCCAAATATTAATGCAGACAAAGCAAATACATTAACCCTTGCACAATCAAGGGCAGGCAGTTCCGAAGAATATATGGATGCCGTTTCAAAAATCGCCAAAATAACATCAAAAATCAGAAGATTAACTCCAATTGAATGTGAAAGATTGCAAACAGTTCCGGATGATTACACAAATCATGTATCTGATTCACAAAGATACAGAATGTTAGGAAATGGATGGACTGTTGATGTCATTGTTCACATTTTAAATTACATGAAATGATTTACATATTTTTAGCATTTTTTGGGACATCAAACACACATGAACAATATATCCAATGTAATCTGCTGAATGCAAAGATTTGTGAAGTTGTGTTTGGTATTCCAACATCAATTCAGATTGCACAGGCAATTGTTGAATCAGGTGGTGGAAAGTCAATCATTGCACAGACAGCCAAAAATCACTTTGGAATGATGCATTTTTCAAAGGATGGACAATTCATCACATCAGAATCAGGAACAAAATGGAAAGCATTTGACACAGTATTTCAGGGATATTGGGAACATGCAAGATTCCTTTCAGAACATTATCAATCCGGATGCCGGAAATCTGCTGCACATTGGGCAAATTTCAAAGGATATGGGGAAAGTTCAGAATATTGGGCATTCATTTATAAAATTGTTAAACAAAAAAAATTAGAAAAATATGATATATATTGGAATTGACCCTGCATTCAGAAAGGATGGGATTGGTTGTTGCCTGATCGAAGGGGACACAATAAATTTTCCCAAAATAGGTAGCTTTATCACCTTTGTTGAATTTGTTGATGACCTGAATCCTGATGATGTTGTGATGGTCATCGAAAATAGCAATTTGCAGAATGTGACATTCATCAGGACAGGCAATGTAAGGAAGGATAAAAAAATCAGCAGAAATGTTGGGATGAATCAGGCAATCAGCCAAATGTTTTTTGACTATGCAAAACACAAGTTGAAACATGTTTATGAAATTTCCCCAAAGGCAAAAGGAAGGAAATTGACACATCAAGACATCATTCCATTGTTTGCAAAATATAGCACAGTAAACAATTATAAAGGCAACAAAACAGAACAGGACAAAAGGGATGCATTCAAATTGGCATTTCTTGCAAAAAATATTTTCAAAAAACTTGCAGAATAATTTTTTTATTCAGAATGTTGTCATATCTTTGTGACACCAAAGGGACAAACAACAACATTCAACACACACAAAATCACACACATCATGCAAGTTGCACAAACAATTCTTCAACAATTAGGTGGAAAAAGATTCACATTGATGACAGGTTCAAAAAACTATGTTGCAGACAAAAATTCATTAAGAATGAATCTTTCAAGAAACAGATCAGGTGCTAAATGGCTAAAAATCACCTTGAATTCAATGGACACATATGACATGGAATTCTTCACAGCAAAGAAAGATTTCACCATTGTCACAAAAGCAAAATTCAATAATGTATATTGTGACCAATTGCAGCAAATTTTCACACAGATAACCGGATTATACACATCACTATAATTTTTTAATTCACAATAACACACATACAGCCATGACAACAGAACAAAACATTGCTAACATTTTTGAATCAGGTCAATATGAACTTGCATTGACATTGGCAGAATCACAAGGGATTGACATTGTCAATCTGCCTGTTGATTTCCACAATATTGTCACAAGAAATTTTGTTGATTTTTGCTTCCATGCATTTTTTGGCATTGGAAAATACAAATTGTCAATTGCAGCAGGTAATGGGATCAGGTCAAAACGAAATAAAGATGGAAAGTTTTATTTGTTTGAAATTGCAATTCTGCCCCATTATTCATGTTCAAACAATGACATTTTAGATGAATTAAAACATCTGTTTAATGTGAAATTTCATTCAGTTACAGACACATATAGTAATGATTTTTTGCAATTTGATTATCAGTCAAACAATGACATTTTAAAAATCATTAAAAAATTGACACATGCAGAACTTTAATTTTATGGACAAGGTATTGACATGGACAAACAAAGAATGTCTGTTCATTGCCTATTACAGACAGAATTCAGGGCATCCAAGATGCATGTTGCATTGTCCCACAACAAAAGAAACATTTTTTTATTCACTTTCAAAAATAACACACACACATGGAAAAGTTATTTGAAGCAATTTTTGAACAGGCATTTGCAGACATGCCGGAAGAATTCACATCAAAACAGTTCTGCAATGCATGTCGGAAATATGGATTGTTGGAAGACAAAATTAGGAATGGTAGTGCAAAGAAATATTTGGCAAAATATGCACACAGGAATATAAATTTCACAAGGAGTTGGAACAAGAACAAACAAACAGAAATTGTTCAGACAGTTGAAAAGCTACCAAAACCAAAGCAATTGGAATTGGAATTGGAACTGAAAGAAAAACAATTTGATGAAGACATGCTTGAAGAAGCAATCAAAATTGTCAAAAAAGCAGGATTGAAAGTATATAAACCGGAAACAACATTCAAAGAAATCTAAAAACACACATCATTATGGACATAATTGAAATCAAAAACAACATCAGCATCACACCAAGCCAATTTTCAAAAGTGATGGCATTGTCAACAGGCAAAAAAGGATTTGGCAAAACTGCATTGACATATGCAGATGAAATTATCTGCAAAGCAATGGGTGTTCCAATGCCTGACATCACAAACACAGCAATGTGGTGGGGAATCAACAATGAAGCAGAAGCAATCAAAAAGTATGAATTTGAACATCTTTGCAATGTGTCAAAACCTGAAAGAATCCAATCAGACATTTTTGGTTTTGTGAATGGGTTGCCTGATGGAATCATTGAATGTGACATTGCAGGGAACATGGGAATGATTGAAGTAAAATGCCCACACAATCCAACAAATCAACTTGACATCATCAGAACTGCAAAACCTGAAATTTTCAATTGTCCTGATGGTGATTATCTTGAAACATATTGGTGGCAGGTTCAGGGATATTTGTGGATAACAGGTGCAGAATGGTGTGATTTTGTCACATTTGACCCAAGATTTCCGGAACAATTTCAGATGGTTGTGCAAAGGGTATTTCCAAATTCAGATGACATTCTAAAATTACATGACAGGTTGCATGAATTTTTTTATGAAGTTGTTGTCAGAAGAATCCCACAAATATGAATTCATCTGCAATTCTTTTGGCTATTATAGTGATTTTTGTGGGTGTGGTAATACAGATTGCCACACCTACAAAAAAATTCAACAGAAGGCAAAAAAACAGCAAAAAATGGTAAAGCAATTATTGGATTGGTGGATTGACAATATTCCAAAAGAAGAAATCCAAACAGCAACAATTGAAATGGATGAAATCACATCCATTCAGTTCCATGCAGAATATTATGTCCATTTGCACAGAATTGGCATATTTCACAACATCAATTCAGGGACATTGGCAGAATACAGGGGAATCAAAATATCAGTACCAAAGCATTCATCACAAATAAAACACATCAGAATCATATGAACTACACAATTGAAGGAACAATCATTCAAGTCTTTGAAGAAAAGAAGACAGCATCAGCATCATTCAAGGATTTCATCTTGAAAACCAATGAACAATATCCACAGACATTGAAATTCAGCATCAGGCACAACAGGTTCACAGAATATGTGTTCGATAGGCTACCAAATTATGTGAATTGTCCTGCAAAGGTATCTTTCAACATATCCGGAAGGGAATACCAGGAAAAGTTTTATGTCCAATTGAATGCATGGTCAATTGAAGTTGGCAAAAAAACAGTTGAACATTATGTTGAACAAGTAGAAAATGATGGGATAAAATTGCCATTCTAAGCAATAAAAAGTTGTCAAATAACAGTTGACATGAAACGACATAAAAAATGCCTGTGGCACACACACCACAGGCACACACACACATAGACAGACAAAAGTCTATTTTGCTTTGACTGCATTGTTAATTTCAAAAACTGTTGCAGAAGTGATGACAAGCCAATTGACACATGCTTCAACAATCTTTTCAGATTTGTCATTTTTTAGGTCAAGTTTTTTTGCAACATCAGATTTGATTTCTGCAAGATATTGGTCAGAAATTCCTTGTTTTAGTTCTGCCAATGCCAATGGCATGTTGGCAACAAGTGAAGGTATTTTCATCAATTCAGGTGCAAGACCAAGAATTTCACCAAATGTGATTTTTTTATCTTCTGTGATTGAACCAATTTCAGATATCAAATCAGCAACAATCACAACACAGGTTTTCAGGGCATTCATAAAATAATGATTTTGTGATAAAATAATGCAACAAATGTATCAATTTTTATCAAAATATGCATAAATTTGTCAAAATCTTTTTTTGAATGTTTGAAACAAGAACATCACATAAATGGATGCATAGTGCAGACAAATTCAACATCAAACACATAAATTTTGATGCTGATTTTCCTGCAATTGGTTCATTTTTGAATGTTGTTCCGGAAGGAATCAACATTGTGAACTGCAATGACTACAACAACATTGTTGCAGGTTCTTTGGTGTGTACATTTGTGGATGATTACATCCTTGAAAGATTTTGGAACAGTCCTGAAAAGCACATCAACAAGTTCCTTCCTGCAAGATTCATTCAGTCACCTGATTATTCCTTACTTGTTGGGATGCCTGAACCATTGCAACAATTCAATGTGTACAAAAACAGATTGGTTGGTCATGTATGGCAGTCATACGGATTGAAAGTGATTCCGGCAATTAGTTGGGCAGACAAGAATTCATTGAAGTATTGTTTTCAGGGAATCAATTTTGGTAGCACAGTTGCAGTTTCCAACATTGGGTGCAGGAATGAAAGTCACAAAAGATTTTTTGATTATGGTTTTCAGGCAATGGTTGAAAGGATTCAGCCAAGACAGATTGTGTTCATGTGCAATAAGAAGTTCCGGAAAGATTATGAACAATTTCAAAATATTCTTCACATAGATTCTTTTTTTGATAGAAAAAGAAAACAAAATTTAATATAATGGGTGGAAGGTCAGGACAATCAGTCAGAACAGGTCAAAGATTTGGGCAGAACATAAAAACTGCACCTGCTGATGCATTCCAAAGAAGTTTGGATGATATCAATAATGATATAAACAGAGAAAGACAAAGAAGAGCAGATTTAAATACAAGATTAGATAATGCAACAACAGATGAAGAAGAAGACCAAATTCTTCAAGATTTGGTTGACACAAGAAGAAGAATTGATGAACTTGTTTCACAAAGACAGCAAATTGTGCAACAGCAGCAGCAGCAGGAACAACAAAGACAAGCAGCAGAACAACAAAGACAAGCAGAAGAAAGGAGTAGACAAAGACAAGAACAGGAAAGACAACAACGTCAACAAAATGGAACACAGGATTATAATGCAACAATTGGTGAAAGGGGAACAAACAGATTTCCACAGTTTTCAACAGGTGATATTGTTTCATTCACAGGTGTTCCAAAAGATTTTGGTGGGCAAATAAGTGTAAGTTACATAATGAATATTTTAGAATTGATAAAAATACACAGCATGATGGAAGGGGATTGGAAATATTCAGCAGTCAGGTTGATTCATTGAGAAGTAACGGATTCAATCAAATCACAGTCACAGCAGGTGGTTCTTATGGTTCATCTATGAATGGATATTATACATGGGCAAGATTTGGATATGAATCAAAAGGGAATCCAACATTGGGTGTAAGTGGTTTCAATGATTATGCTCGTCAAAATGGTCTTGCAGAAGTTAGAAATTTCAAACAAGTAATGGCAACAGAACAAGGAAGGGAATGGTGGAAAAGAAACGGAAGGCAATGGTCAGGAACATTTGATTTGAAAGATAATTCATATTCAATGAATACATTAAATTCTTATCAACAAGAAAGAAGTAACAGATAACAAATAATCTTAAATTTTAGCAACATGACACCGGAAGAAAAAAAGCAATATGAAAATGAATTGAAAGAATTCAAAAAAAATGGATATATCAAAACAACAAAAGACAATTATGAAGATTTGGATTTCAACAATGTTGGTGGAAAAATACCAAGAAAGAAAGGGAATTCAAATGTTGACAAAAAGAATGTCAAATCAACTGTAAATATTAAGAAGGTCAAAAAGTGATTAAAATAGTTTTTTCAGACAGGCAGACCAATTTGGAACTGCCTGTTTTTTTCTAAACACACACACATCATGTTTGAAATAGACAGAAAACAATACAAATTGCTACTTGATTTTAATCCATGTGAAATATTTTGGCATTTAGGTGTAACAGAATTGCATGGGTTGAATTACAAAGATTGCATGTTGCACAGAAACACAAAAACAGATGCATACATTGCCGGATGGTGCAATTTTTTCCCAAAAGATGATAACAAATACACACATGAAGATGATATCTTTGTGTTCATCAATTTAACAAGGTGCATTGAATCAGAATTGGAAATGATTCTGACATTGAATCATGAACTGTTACATGCAGGATTAAAAATATTCAATTGGGATATCCAACATGAAGAAGAAATCATCACATGGGCAGAAAATGAAACAAGGGCAATATATCCAATAGTAAAATCACACATTGAAAAATATGGGAAAAATTGAAATATTTGAATCAGTATTCATTCCTGTTGATGAAATTTTCACAAACACAGGACAAATAAAAGGATTGCCAAAGAATCCGAGATTCATCCGGTCAAACAGATTTGAAGCATTGAAGAAAAGCATCAAAGACAATCCTGAATTTTTAGGTGGAAGGGAAATTCTTGTTTATAAGCACAAAAATGCATACATTGTCATTGGTGGGAACATGAGATATCAGGCATGTAAAGATTTGGGCATTGAAGAAATTCCATGCAAAATAATTCCAAAATCATTCACAGTTAAACAATTGAAGGCATTGACAATCAAAGACAACATCAGTTTTGGTGAAATTGATTGGGAATCCATTGCAAATGAATGGGATTTGGATGAAATCAAAGATTTTGGGATGGAAATATATGTCAATACAGACATGGATTTCAATTTCACAGACACATCAGATGATGCAAATTTCAATGACATTGATGATGATGCAGATGATTATGAACAGGAATCAGACAATTCCATTGGCGAAACAGAACTAACATGTCCACATTGTGGTGAAAAATTTTATCAATAACATATGAAGAACTTTCAAACAATCTTAAAAGAAAAAGGATTCTATTCCGGCAACATTGATGGTATTGTTGGAAAATTGACATTGGCAGGTGCAAAACAATGGATTGACACAGAAATGAACATCAGGGGATGGGTAAAACCTGTAAATGATTTGGTTTGGATTAGAACAAATCAACAATTTGATAACAAATATTCAGATTTTGTCATCAGATTCAACAACAGGGTTGCAGACATGGTCATGCCATGCAGCACAAAAGCAGGGAATTTTTCAGTCTACAATCCATTAACAGTTGGGGGAATCACAGGAACAGCAGTTGCAGCAGAACAACAGGTCATTGCATCACATAAATTCATCACAAGTCCAAATTGGAAGTCTTTGTGGTTGGGAATGCCATATTTCTTTCAGTCAGGTGCAATTGAAATATTCAGGGATGGGAACAAAGACAAAAATGTGAACAAAGACATCAAAACAAAAGGATGGTATGGAATCAATTTTCACAGGGGTGGTTTAGGTAGCATCATTGACCAATGGTCAGCAGGATGTTTGATTGTTCCTGATAAACAATGGCAAGAAGCAATCAAAATCTTTCAGCAAAATCAATTCATCAATTTCACATTAATTGAATTATAGACATGAAGACAAATGACAAAACGAACAGCAATAAAAAAAAGGTGTTGGAACTGTTGGAAAAAAGTCTTGGTGTTGTCACAACAGCATGTAACAAGGCAAACATCAGCAGGACACAGTTTTACAAATGGTACAATGAAGATTCAGAATTTGCAGCAAAGGTCAGGGAAATTGATGACATTGTTTTGGATTTTGCAGAATCACAGTTGTATGCACAGGTAAGTGGGGGAAATACAGCAGCCATTTTGTTCCTGTTGAAAACAAAAGGAAAAAGAAGGGGATATGTTGAACGTACTGAAATAAGTGGTGTGGATGGGGAAAAGATTGATTTCAACATTCAGGTCATTCAAGGGGAAAAGATTCTTCCATTTGAACCTGATTGACATCATTCTGTTGACATCAACAAAATGGTACTATAAAAAATATTTATTATTATTCTTTCTTTATTGTGTGCCATTTGGTCACAACAAGTTGTTCCAAAAAGGCACAACAAGTTGTTCCAAAAATGCCTAACTGAAAAACACACATCATGCCAATACCAATACCAAAAAAAGGTGAATCATCAATGTTCTTTCTTGACAGATGCATGTCAGATGAACAGATGTTCAAAGAATATCCTGATGTCAAACAAAGATATGGTGTTTGTTCCATGACATATGAATCAGAAGCAAAAGCAATCAGGGCAGAAGCAGAAACATTCAATGACTATCCGGAAGCAGCAACAAACAATGCAAAAAGGGCAATTGAATTCAGGGAAAAGAACAACAACAAAAATGGATGTGGCACATTGGTTGGTTGGGCAAGGGCAAGACAATTGGCTAACAAGGAAAACATCAGCATTGAAACAATCAAAAGGATGGCAGCATTCAAAAGACATCAGCAGAACAAAAATGTGTCATACACAGATGGGTGTGGTGGTTTGATGTGGGATGCATGGGGTGGTGATTCAGGGATTGAATGGGCAATCAAAAAAATTGATGAACTTGAAAAATCAAAAAACAATGAAAAATAGGACAAACAAAGCAATTGCAATATTTTCTGCAATCCTGACAACAATGGTATTTGTTGCAGTCATTTGGGTTTGGTATCAAATCATCAAATCATTCATTGGATTGTTTGGATGAAAACATCATGTCTTTTTTTGTGGAACAAATTTCCGGAACAATATGCAGATGTTTCATCTGACAGGAAAATCATTTGCATCAATCAGGGTGGAACATCATCAGGAAAGACATATTCAATCTTACAAGTTCTGTTTTGTCTTGCAATAGAGAATTCAGGATGGAAAATCACAGTTGTTGGTCAGGATATTCCAAATCTGAAAAAAGGTGCAATCAGGGATTCATTCAGCATCATTGAACAAACACCATTCATCAGGGCAAATCTTATTGGCTACAATCAAACAGATAGGGTTTTGACATTCAGAAATGGTTCAGTTGTGGAATTCACATCATATCAGAATCCACAGGATGCAAAATCAGGGAAAAGACAAGTTCTTTTCATGAATGAAGCAAATGGAATTCCATATCCAATATATAAAGAATTGGAAATCAGGACAGATGAAAGGGTTTATCTTGACTATAATCCAAACACAGAATTTTGGGTGCATGAAAAGTTGATTGGAGCAGATAACACAGCATATTTCATCAGCAATTATGAACACAATCCATTTGTTTCACCAAACATTGTGGAATCAATCCTGAAATTGAAGAAATCAGACCCAATGTTGTGGAGGGTTTACGGTTTAGGACAGACAGGAAAAGTTGAAGGTGTTATTTTTGATTATTCTGTTTGTGAGAAATTGCCTGAACATTTGGATAAAGTAGCATATGGGTTGGATTTTGGTTTTTCAGTTGACCCAACATCATTGGTCATGTGTGGTGTTTCAGATGGTGAAGTGTATGGACAGGAATTGTTGTATCAAACAGGCATGACCAATAGAGAAATTCACCACATGTTCATTGAATTGGGTATTAAAAAGAATTCAATGATATTTGCAGATTCAGCAGACCCAAAATCAATCAAAGAATTAAGGTTGTTTGGATGGAACATCATTCCGGCAGACAAGGGTGCAGATTCAATCAATTTTTCCATTGACCTGATCAAAGGGAAAAGGGCAGGGATTGTTGGCATTTGGGTAAAAAAAAAGCCACATTGCTGTGGCTGTTGATTTATCTTTGTTGTTTTATTTTCGGATTCAGTACAGCATTAGTCCCTGTATTAAGAAGGGGATTTGATTGATAACTACCTTTGTCCAAAAGGTTTTGAAGTATATAACAGGGCAATGTAGTATTGCCATTTTTTGTGCTGATTTTATATGTGGTGTGACCATATTTTTCACCAAAATATTCTATTGATGTAATTATTCCATCCAAAATTGTTCCACCATTGTCATTTTGCCATCCATCCACAAAAACACATTCACCAATTAAATTTGTAAAATCTGTTTTTGATGGTTCAATCAATGTTTCATCAGGCAGGACAAAAAAACAGAATTGAACCTGAATATATTCACCAAATTTTCCTGTTCTGCTGTGCATTTCAAAACATGTGATGTTCATTGGCAATTGAAATTTGATTCCATTGTGTTCAATGTGCCATCCTGATTCAATCAATTTGAACAGGTTTTTGGAAACAAGATTTCCCTGTTTCATGGTCAGGTTGAATTTTACCTGTTGACCAATCCATTTTCCCCAATTTTCCTGTTTTTTGTTGATTGCATCATGTTCAAGTTGTGCAATCATTTCAGGTGTTAGTACCTTTTCAATTGCTGTTTCAATGATTTGTGCTGCAATTGATGACCATTGGCAAAGTTCTGTTGATGTTGTGATTTTCATGACTGTATGTGTTTTGTTGTGAATAATTGAATTATTGTTGTCACAAAAATATGACAACATTTTGAATAAAAAAACATTTTTTGAAAATTTCTTAAAAAATATTTACTTTTGTTTCATTAAACAATCAAATCAATAATTTATGACACCGGAAGAAATCAAAATTGGTGAACAATGGATTGGAATCCTTGCAAAGTATGCAAGTGATTTTTCAACAAAATCTTTGTTCAATTCAACATCATCTTTCATCAATCAGAAAGGCAAAGGACAAAAGAAATTTGGATTGTCACAGGATTCAGGCAAATTGGCAAAAGAAAAAAATGAATCTGTTGAAGAACTTGAAAATATTTCATTGATGGAAGCAGCAAAGAAAAGGGCAGCAATGGAAGAAGAACCAACAAATCTGTTGGCAACATCAGAAGATGACATCATTCCAAAAAAACGCAAAAGCAAAAATGTATAAATTCAGCACATCAACAGGCAAAAAATTCAATTTTCCATCAGGATTGCAAGACATCACATTGGAAAAGTACATTCAGTATTTGGAAATGGTTGAACCAACAAAACCAAAATATCTGAAAGACATTGACATTGCATTGGAAGAACTGATGACAGCAAGGGAAGAAGGCAATGAAGAAAATATTCTGAAAGCAAATGAGAAATTGACACAGGCATATGATGCAATCACAAATATTGCCATGTATAAGCACATTTTTCCATACTATGCAAGGGTGATATCATTTTTCACAAAAGAT